AACGATCCGGTTAATTCGGTTAGATTATATTGGGGGTTAACACTCACAAATGTTTTGGCAAAATATGCACAAAAAGCTGGTCTTAATGTAAACTTCCAATCACATTTTTTTAGTGATGCCATAAACCCTGTAACAAATAAACCAAATACATACTATTCACTTCATAGTTGCAAGGATATAAAAGGTAGAATACCGCCAATGCCAACAATCGCAGATCCACCGCAGACATTAATGGAGTTGTCTTTTACAGAGTTAATGAATGAACTACAAATGAAATTTCCTGTCGAATGGATTATTGAAAATAACACTTTGATAATTGAGCATAAAGACTATTTCGAGAATGGCAGGAGTTACACTCAGGACACAAACCACGTTTATGATATTACAGGATTAGAAAACAAGGCAATAGGTAAAAAACAGATAATAAGAACAAACACCTACACATATAATTTACCGGAAATATTCACTTCGGAACGCTGGGAAAATTCACAGTTTCTAAGCGAAGAGTTTGAGCCACGTACAATAATTTACGATCTTAATTTTCAAGAGAAAAACGAAAAAAGCAGGATTTCACAATTTATCACAGATATTAACGGAATATTTATTGATCCAACAAGTTTTTCAGACGATAGTATTGTCTTTTTATCTTATAAACCACTGGTCGGTGTTGTTCCGGTTATGTATAATTGCGAAGTTGAAATTGATTACTTGTCAGGAATAGCGGTTGGAAACGGTCATTTGACATTTGCAAACCTTATTACAAACTACTGGATGACACATAGAGTACTTAACAGGGCTTCGTTTGAGGGTACTTTGATAAATTTTATTTCCGAAAGCAAAAAAAAGATTCAAAATGTTTTGATTACTGATTGTTTATTAGTATATTTGCAAACAAATAATCTTATCAAAACCAATTTAGGAACTGGCAGGATTATTTCTTCACGGCACAATTTATTACAAAAGAACACACAATTAAGTTTGTTGTTATGATTGATGCCGGAATAGTACAGCCTTTAAAATGGTATGATACCATCGAAAAACAAAACTTTCGTAAAGATTGGGTTAAAAATGGTATGCGGTTTTTTAATCTGTTATTAACACCAAAAAACTCCATTATACCGTTTCAGGTGCGTAGGTATCATTCATTACTACCTATTAATACACTTGACCTTTACAACGCTCACACGGACGTTTTCGAGTTGGATATATTGGCGAAACTCCCAGCCCCTGCAAACAACCATATTAAAGTATATCAAATGGGTATTGCTGATAATATCGTATTTACTCAAACAACAGCCTTTGCAACGAATTTAGATGAAGGTGAATACTATTTGCACTTATCAGATGGTGTTAATAATTTCTATTCAGAGGTGTTTAAGGTTGTTTGCTATGCACCAACGACAAAGACAGTAATAAATCAAATAGATGCCGAAAAGATACCTTCTGCAAACATCATAATTAATTCAGGCGGTGATAATTTAATAATTTCAAATTTACCTTATTGATATGGACAAAAGACCTTATGCACTCGACCCGGCAGTATTGCCAATAGACGAAACATTTAAAGTAATTGTTGATGATTCTGGTTTAACGGAGCCACAGCAAATAGCAATATCGGATTTGGTTGCTCCGCTTGAAGCAAGAGTTGATGCAGCGGACGCCGATATTATAACGGGCATGGGTACGGACGTAGGAACTGGATTGTTCACACCTGACGATACAAGCAACTATTTAACCACAAAGGAATTTGCTGCGGCTGCCTTACAAGCAAATCTTTACAACGCTTTAATATTGTTAGATTCAAAGCTGAAACTTACTCAAAACATAGGCTCTTTATATTATTCAACCACGCTAACTTCATCACAGATTTTAAATTTAAAAGCTACAAAAATAAGCGTACTTCCAACACCTGGTGCCGGATATTTTAACCACGTTAAAAGAATATTTTATAAATTAAACTTTGTTACAACTCCCTACACATTGCCTGGAGCAGGTGCTTTTGTATTAAAATACGATACGGGCGCACGTTCACTGGGTAATATTGTAAGTACGAATTTGAGTACAGCCGTAACGATAGCTGCAACATCTTGCAATTATGCCGACGATAACGAACTTTTAACAAACGAGGCTGTTTATTTAACCAGTTCTTTTGGCGGTGAGTTGACACTTGGAGACGGCACACTTGATATTATTGTTGAATATGAAACAATAGCTGACTTTACCGTAATAGTAACACCTCCGACTTCGCCAAATTGTTTACAGCCTTATGCCGCAACATTTACAAATGCAAGTCTTACGGTACTTGGAAACCTTATCATAACACACAATTTAAGCACACATGATTTAATGAGTTTGGTTATTACAGACAATAACGGTGCTCAGGTAGTGGTTACATCAAAACTTGGAAACGAAGCCGGTGCGAATACTTTAAATCAAATTACGGTACCAATAGGACTTGGAATAGTAGGCACTTGGAGTTTTGCAATCATAATGAATATTTGCTAAATGGAATATTTAAAATTAGAATATTGGAACACTTGTGATATTGGAGGACTGATTTATCAGTTCGGATATCATAATATAATGTATTTTAATTTAGACGTAGGAAAACCTGTAACAGAAACCATTGAAGAGGGCGTTGAAGACGGTGAAAAAAACTTTATCAGCAATTTTACAAAAATGGTAAAAAAATACAAGTTTGAAACTCCCATGCCGGAATATCAGTTTGATGCTATAAACTTTGCAGCCCTACACAACTACAAACAAATTACTTTGAACAATGGCGAATCAGCACGGTGCTTGACGTTTCAGGTAGAGAACAAAGGCTGGGATGATAACGGCGCCGATGTTCAAGTGGAAATAAGTTTTTCAGTTGATTACATAGTAAAAACAAATTGTTGTGAGAATAAGGTACAACTGTCAAAGTGTGCTGTTTGTCAGCAAACCATACAAGGGACGGTAAAAATAAATAGTGCTGAATATTTGGATCCGTGGAATAATGGAATTTTATCAGGAAAATACTATATGATAACGGGTGCAGCATTTACCGATCCGGCAACTCTTATGTTATCCTCAACACAATACCCTTGGCAAATTTCATCAAGACAGCCCGAACAAGTTTGTTTGACTTATTTGGGAATAAACTACAAATGGTATTTAGATGACAGTGGAAAATATCGTTTATATCAATACGAAACTGGAGTTTTAACAGGACTAAACGTGAATTTAAAATGTTATTGCTATCCTCATACATGGGCACAGGCTTATGTATCAACAGATGGTGTTAATTACGTTTTAACAGGCAATCCTATTTATAAGTCAGTTGCTGAAAGTTTGGGAATTACCGTTCCCGTAGTGAGTGGAAATACTTATTACATCAAATTTTATAACTATAATAATAATTGCAACTATGGGTATAGCAACGTGCTAACATTCATAGTTCCATAAAGATAAGTTTTGTGAGAGAAACGATTAAAAAAAGAAAGGACAATTAATTATGTCAAAAAATTTAAAACCGACATGTCCTACAAACTGCAATAGCTTATTGCCGTCAGATCATTATGATTACTGTAAACCGACGTTAAACTTCGGTGAAATCGAAATGATTTATTTGGCTCCTGGCAATGCAGAATGTTTCACAGATTGGTCATTACCCACAGAATGGCTTGCAAGAATTTCTGATGCAGCCGTTGGTATCGATTACATTCGCAGATTTGCGGTTGTAGGCGATCAGCCAGCAGCTTCAAATGATGAGATTCCTATAAGTCTTGGACGTAAAGTTTATACTCCGAAAACATTTACTTTGAATTTGGATATTGACGATACCGACGATTTGAATTATGCTTTTTTCAGGACTTTGGAATGTAACGAAGTTGTGAAACTTTGGTACAAAGCAGGGAATGAACTATTTGGCGGAAATTGCGGATTAGACGTGTCTATCAACGCAAACTACACCATTGAAAGAGGTCGTAAAACCCTGCACAAAATCATTTTCACCGTGACGTGGGAAGACGATTTCAGCCCCGAAAGAGTTACTTCGCCTATATAAGAGTAAGGGGCGGAGGGAACACCAATGCCCCCTCTTATTAAAATTAACAAAAATTAACACTTTGCCATATTAAAAATTAGTACTTTTATGAAAACTTTAAAACTATAAAAAAATGAAAAAGCTAATTATTGTATTGTGTTTAGGTGTTTTATTTTTAACATCTTGCGAAAAAAAAGAAATGTGTACGATTACAAACATCAAAACAAGTTTGCAGCCGTGCGAAGGATACCCTAAAACGACAGTATGGGTTTATGAAAATTCATACGGTCAGTATAAAAACGGGGTTAAAATTGATACCGTAAAATACTGCTCAGATGGTATTTTAATTGAAGAAAAAGTAATAACAAATTGTAATAAATTAGAGTAAAAATGAAAAAAATACTTATTATAATTATTTTGTCGCTGTTAAGTTTAACGGCATTTTCGCAAATTCCTTTTAAGATTCACAATCCCGACGTGCGTTTCAAGTGGGGTGCAGATTCCATACGTTTTGACATAACTGGAAAAAGGTTTTATTTGCGAGATACGATATTTTTTGCTGACGGTACAAAGCAATGGAGCGCAGATACTGTCGGGGGTGTGGCTGGGAATTGGTAATGTCTGGGTTAAAGATTTATCCGACAACTCCAAATGCGTATGTTCATACTGATAGTTCATATTGGATAAAAGGTAGTAATATATTATCTTATTATAATCACAATTTAATCATTGGTGATTCTGCCGGACTTGGAGGTGTTGGTGCTGGAAGTGTAAAAATTGGTTATGCCGCAGGAATGCTTGATAATGGTTCTGCGAATGTTGAAATTGGTCCGGCGGCTGGTGGCGAAATGACGGGGTCGGAAAATGTAATTATTGGAGATCAATCAGGGGCATACTCTATAACAAATGCGTCTGTAATGATAGGTACAAATTCTGGACTAAACTCAAATTCTGATTCTTCTATTTATATTGGGTATGAGGCTGGAAATGGCAACACACTCGATAAGTGGTTATTTATAGGAAAAAACGACAGTACCAAGTCACCAATTTGTGGATATATTGGTTCTGGTACGAAACGTATACGACTAAATGGAAACGTAAACATAAGCGGAAACCTAAAATACAACTACATACACGGCGTAGCAAGTACCGACAGCATAGCATTTACAACAGGTTCGACTCAAAATGTTTACTATAAAATTAATCCTACAGGAGAAGACACCCTAAAAGACCACGAGGTTGTGGGCGTTTCATTTCCAGGCGACAGTATTAAAATTGCAACGGCAGGACATTACCGGGTTAACTGTTGGCTAAATTTATCAACTTCCGGAGCAAATGACAAGGTAAGGGTTAAGATATTCAAAAATAATGCTTCACTACCTTTGTTTTCCGTTGGTACATGGGTTATAAATTCAGACGGTACTGGAACATCAAACGAAACAAAATACTTCATGTGGTATCTTGATTTGGCTGTAAATGACATCTTATCTATTAGGGTAGCAAATATTACAGGTGCAATGGCGGTAGTTGTAAGGGATTTTAAATTATTCATTGAAAAAACACCGGAATGATATACTCAATTATAAATAATCTTTTACCGTATTTCACAACCTTAAACTTTGCGGACAGGGTTGCCGGTATAGCATACGGAGTTGAACTTCCGATAATGACCGAAGACAATCAAACGGTTTTAAAAAGATTTCCAGTAATTGAAAACCTGAACAAAAATCAGTGCGATGGCAACGATTATGTTTCATTGGTTCCTGATGACAGCCTAAAATCATTGATTTACCATGAACTTATAAGCGACAGGATAGACGAAGACAACGACAGCTATCAGCAACACACGGCAACTGTTCGTCTTGTTGCTTGGTTTAATCTAAGGAATATAAATGAACACCTGACAAATTGTGAACAGCTTTTACAACTGATAAATAATAAGATTCCGTTTCAAATAGCTGACTTTTCAACTGCTTACCGGATAACGTGCGAAACAACCGACAAAAGAATAAGAGATAAAAGCATTTTTTCACAATGGACTTATTCTGAAAGTGAAAAGCAGTATCTAATTTATCCGTTTGACTTCGGACATTTGACATTACAAATTTCTTACAGGCTAAATAAGTGTGCAGAGGACATTGTACTTGATCCTAACGCCTGCAATGATTTAAAGGCAAAGCCATTTGCAACGGTTTATGACAAAACAAATGTAATTGAATTATACGCAGGTGAAACTCACACTTGCGAGGCATGTAGTACAGCTCCGGTATTGGTCAAAGATTCGGCAGGTACTTTGTTATACACAAAAAACGCAGGGGAAACCGCAACGATAACCGATGTAATTGTAAAAAATTCAGCAAATGTTACTATATTAACTATAAAGGCTCAGGCTGCACCTTCAACATTACCTGATATAACCGTAACCGAAAACGATGGTACAATCTCAACATATCCTGCTTGTCAAAATATAATAGCAAAAGTAATTATGATACCAAAAAAATTAACCACTGGCGCATTAGTCGCCGGGGTATTGAAAACAATTCCAACAGGAATGACATACGACAATTACATTATGCAGTTGTCGGAAGCTGATAATATTGTGGACGTTGAAATTTTACGTCAAACACCGGCAACCCCGAAAACACATATTGACGTGCAAACATCAATAAGCATACCGGGCGGATTAACTTTAAAAATAATAGGTTTTAACAATTAAAAATATGAAAAAAATAATTTTTCTTTTACTTTTGTTTGTGGGTTTTTCGGCTTTCGGGCAATACACCCCTGCAAAAAATGTTTACGGAAGTCAAAACGTTTATGGAAATCAGTATATAAAAGGTCATTTATGGCTTAATAATTACGGTTTCCCATTGAATAAAGGAGCAGCCGGGCAATCATTAAAGTTATCTGGCGATAGCTTAATATTTTATACTCCAACGGCGGCGGCGGGATTTGATTCAACTCATTGTTGGAGCGAATTAAAGACAAGTAAAATTGCTGCTTGTACAAATCTTTTTTCATTTGGTGTTAGCAATGTTCAAAGTGGCATTAGTGGTGGAGTTATAGGAATAGGTAATAATACATCTCAGGGAATTTGTTATACATTGGGGAGCTCGAATACTCAAGCAGACTGGAATCAAGGTGGCTCTTTTGTATTTGGAAATGGTAACAATATTACAAATATGGGCTATTATATTGGTCGTGGTAATACATCTACAACTCAAAATGCACCTGCATTTATATTGGGTGATCAATGTGCAAATACAGCAAATTTTTCTTCATCAATAGGCGTTTTTTTAACGTCACAATCTTACATGACACATTACATAGGTCGTTATAATATTGCAAGGGGAACAATACATAGTTGGATAGATACCGAAGATTTATTTGTAATTGGCAACGGAAGCGGAACAGGCGTAAATTCAAATAATGCACTAACAATATTAAAAAACGGTAGTGCTTATATCGGGGATGCTACACCAGCGACCGATCCAATAATGACCGTAAACACATCCGACAGTACAACAACGCTAATAGGTGTTTTAAAACTTATTCCTTTAGCGGATGCGCCAACTCCGGCACAGGCGGGAATGATTTACACAGATACCGACACACATATTTATTATTATAACGGCACTTCTTGGGTGAAAATGGATAATTAAAATGGGCAAACAAACAAAAGATTTTCTCAAACAGATTATAATTAGCGTTATAATCGGAATAGTTACAGGGCTTGGCGGTGCATACGTCGTAGTGATGAAAACACAGGCAGCGAACACGGTCGAAGTAACTGAAATAAAGTTCGACATTCAGGACTTAAAAAACTGTTCAGATAAAAAAGTGAATAAAGATATATTCGATTATTCTTTGATAAATCTTACTCAAAGGCTTGACAGGATAGAAAATAAAATTGATAATTTAAAAAAATAACAATGGAAAAAAAAATAGGATTTTTTGAAGAATCAGAAGGCGTATTCAGCATGAACCGCTTAATGTGCTTTATCGTGCTTATCTTTGCAATAATTATAAGTTCATATATCTTTATTTCGGATAGTTTTTCGAGTGGAATTGCCACATTTTCGGCACTTGCTATTTATGCTTTTGGTGCAAAATATTTACAAAGGTCGCAGGAAGATAAAAAATTGTAGTATCTTTGCCAAATAAACCAATACGATAAATATTGATTTTAAGGCTTAAATTCGTTATTTTATTGCTTTTGGGTATTATGCCTTATCAATGTAAAAATAACGTAGTACGCATTATAAAACAAAGCGAAATGATACAACATTCATACACCGGACAAATCGCAAATAATATTGCAGTTTTAATTGAAGAAATGAAATTGCAAGGCATTACAAATGAGTTTGCTCAAATTGGGATGCTGTCGGTTATAGGTAAAGAATCCGGTTTTATTCCACAATGCGAAAAATCATACTCCTATACGTCAAATGTAAGGCTTAGAAAACTGTTTGGCGCAAGATTGGGGCAATATAGCGAAAGCGAACTAACTGCTCTTAAATCAAACGACATTGAGTTTTTTGATGCTATCTATGGAAGGGGGGCAAAATTCAAATGGAATACCGGAAATACTGAAGTTGGCGACGGGTTTAAATACCGGGGCAGGGGCTTTAATCAGATTACGTTTAAAAGTTCATATAAGGCTTATGGCGACACTTTGGGAATTGACTTGGTGAATAATCCCGACCTATTAAATACGGTCGAGGTTGCTTCTAAATTGGCGGTTAGGTTCTTGCTTAAATCTATTAAGTCAATGAAAATAAATCCTAATAATTTTTTAACCAAAGAATCAGCTACATACGCCTTTGTAAAGGCAAACGCTGGTACAAATAAGGATATGACAAAATCGGACACGTTTAAAAAGGCTAAAGAAATTGAAAAAAATCTAACAATAATATGAAAAAACTAACTATCTCAAAAAAAACATGGTCAACTTTCTGGCTGATCGTTGGCTTAATTTTATTTTCCTTTGCGCTGTGGGGGTTGTCCGGGTGCATGACCGAAAAAAAAATCAATAAATTCAAACAGCAATATTGTCGGGATTCAGTTTCAATTCAGATCAAAGACAGGATAGTTAAAATCCCGGTTATGTATCAAGACAGCGCAATGCTTGAAATGTGGTTTTCTTGCGACAGTGCCGGTACGGTTTACTTTAATTCATGGCAGGAAGCAAACGGAAAATATATCGAACTGAAAAAGAAACTTGACAGTAATAAATTGACCGTTAAAAGCTACGTTTACATTAAAGACACGGTATTTACAATGGTTCACGACACGGTTAAATTCCAACAGGCAAACACCACTACCAATATACTCACAAAGTCACAGGCTTTTTATTACCGTTTCGGCAAATGGTCGTTTTGGATAATAATTGCAGCGGTTGTAATAGCTTTGGTTTATACGTTTTTTAAATTTAAATCAAAAATATTAGGTTTTTTCAAACCAAAATAACTATCTTTGCAGCCGTATGGCCGCCTTTAAAGCCCTGTTTATCTTCATAAAGATTTTCGGGGCTTTTTTTTTAACTTTTTTTAAGAATTTAAATTTGCTATTTCTGAATTTTGTTTTGTAAATTTGCTGAAAACTTAAACATATGACACAAGCACAATTTATCCAAGAAGCCAAAAAGAATAATTCCAAAATTGCAAAAGAAATAATGGTATTACAGGGCGGTGTTACTGAAAAATGTAATAAAAATGAATGGATTAAAAAGCAAATTAATAAAAAATAAGATGGGTATAGTGGAAAAATGTACTTGTGGATTTTCAATTAATAGATTATGTGTGGGTTGTAGTTCATGTCATAACCTTATTTTCAATACCGCAAATACGGTAAATGATGCAAATAATTTATTTGTCGAACTATACGACAAATATGTCCAAATTGATGACAGATTTGAAACTGTTCATATTTGGAGTGAAAAACTTGCTATAAAAAATAATGGAAAATACACGCCAAAAGAAATATCAAAAGAAATGTACAATTCTGAAAAACTTCATTCATGGAATAAATAATTTTATATGAAATTAGTTATACAACTTTTAGAACAACAGATAATTGATAACAGGGTTGACATATACCGACTTAAATTGTATCAGAAAAAAACGGGGGTTTCGTATCAAAAAGCAATAGATGAATTAATAGGCTTTAATTTGAGTATTAACATAGCGATTAATAGTGTGAAATCAAATAATAAATTTGATCGGTGGACTACATCCGAAAAACCTCCAAATAATAATAGGCAAGTATTAGTATTCACAAAAGTAATAGGGGTTATTACTGGCCATTATTGGGGTGCGGGTCATAAAAACGAGCCAAGCCCCCCCTGTAATGGGTGGTCGATAATGGGTGTTACTCATTGGATGGAATCCCCAAAAAATCCAAAAATGAAAGATGGTAAAATAATTTAAAAAATACTTGCATAGTACTGTAAAAAGAATTATCTTTGTAACGCAAATTTACCAATGTTATAATGATACGACTTTTTACCTTAAAATGTAAAACCTTATTGCCAATCGTGGCAATCTTTGTAACACTGATCTATTTGCGCAAAATAAGCTCCTTAATCGGGGCTTGTTTTGTTTACATAGGTCTTCGCCACGTGGGTTATATCCTTAATAACCGTGTATTAGAATCAGGCACAAATCCGCTTACAGAAATCCCGCTCTTGCTGAAAACTTGCAAACGGGGACTCAATAAACTTAATATCCTGTACAGCGGTGGACAGCAAAGAGGGGTGCATATGTCTGTTTATCTATGTGGGCAATTTTAGGTTAAAGTTTAGCTTTACTCTATTTTGCTGTTTACCTTCAAAGATTAGGATTGAGGGGAAAAAGTTTTATATGAATAAGTTAAAAAAAAATAAATTTGCTTTTTTAAAATTATGGTTGTATCTTCGTACCCAGTTTTTTCATAATGTTCATAGTTTTTACCTCTGGCCAGAAATGGTTAGAGGTTTTTTATTAAAAATAATACCTTTGATTTTCAGCGATTTGTAAAATAATTCAAAAATAATTCACAAAAAACTTGCTTTGCGTTAAGTAAATGCTTACATTTGACGAAAAATTAAAACTATGAAACTTTCAAAAGCGCTCCCATTATTGGCAGAAATCGCCACGGCAAACGGTTTAAAACTTAGCCGGGCAAAGGACTACAAAAAAGCAGTAATAATACTTAAATCCAAATAACGTGAAAAAAGAAAAGCCAACACCTCCACCAGTTGTAACCTTGAAACAACGGATGAAAACAACAACCGAACCAAAAGAACTGCAGCAGGCATTTATAGATATGATCTGCACCAACTCAATTTATAAACAGCTCGACTGCTCCAAAGCATACCCGGCAGTTATCCGGGCCGACATGCGCCGGGGGATATTCCCAAAGGT